AAGAAAGCAGAACGCAGTGCATCTACAACCAAGACCAAACCACAGGTGCATCTGCAACAAGATCGCGGAATAATGGAAATACTTAGGGAGATGTCTGGCGCTTCTGCTAAGGATTTGCCCCCCGGGGACCCCCCTAGGGAAAATGGGGCGGGGGTTTTCGAAAACGCAGCCCCCGATCCCAAAAATTTTTCGGATTTTGAATCCTCCGAAACTAATCAGCACACTGACAGTATAAAGAAATACAAACCAGAATACGCAGCCATCGCCGAGAAAGCAACGCGCATCGGCTTCACCATCCAAGAACTGGCGGACTTGTTCAATGTAGACGCATCCTCAGTCGGTCGATGGATTCTGAAATACCCTGAATTCGCCAACGCCGTACGCCTTGGACGAGGGCCCGCCGACGACCGCATTGAACGCAATCTCTTCATGCGTGCCTGCGGCTACAGCTATATTGCCGAAAAGCCCATGAACGTTGGTGGAAAAGTCGAGATCGCGCAATATAAGGAACACGTCAAACCGGACATCGTCGCGCAGATCTTCTGGCTCAAGAACCGTCGTCCAGAAAACTGGCGCGATGTATCGCAACACGAACACGGCGCAGCCGGAGAGTTTGCGAACATGGACGATAAGCAGTTGATGGAGGAAATTCAGAAAGCTTCTCAGGAGTTGGCCAAGCTGTCTGAATCCAACGGCGATGACCAAGATCCCATTCCAGATATCAAGCACTAATACATATTATGGCAAGGAATCAGGAAGAGCTGCGCCACCAACTGATCACTCTCAACAGAGAGATTGATCGGCGCAAGAACCGTCGTCTTCAGTCCAACCCTGACGGCGGTCTTCTTGAATTCGTCAAATTTTTCTGGCACGTCCTTGAACCCCAGACCCCTTTCGTTGAAGGCTGGGCGCTCAAAGCCATTTGTTCACACCTTGAAGCCGTGACCAGAGGCGAGATCAACCGCCTCTTGATCAACGTTCCGCCCGGCTTCATGAAATCGCTTCTTACGGATGTCTTCTGGCCCGCCTGGGAATGGGGGGCTATGGACATGCCGACTCTTCGTTATGTTGCGTTCTCATATTCTTCGGGTCTGACGGAGCGAGACAACGCCAAGTTTCGCGACCTGATAACGTCTCCGGAATATCGCTTTCTTTGGGGCGACCGCTTCGCCACGAGAAAGGTCGGAGAGGTCAAGGTCACGAACAATAGAACAGGCAGCAAGCTCGCAACGTCGGTCGGCGGTATCGGTACGGGTGAACGCGGCGACCGCGTCATCTGCGATGACCCGCATAATGTTAAGGACGGTGAGTCTGAGGTCATTCGTACGGAAACGGTTCGATGGTTCAAGGAAGCGCTTTCCAACCGTCTGAACGACATGGAACGATCCGCGATTGTCGTCATCATGCAGCGCGTGCATGAAAGCGACGTGAGCGGGGCGGTCCTTGAAAATGAGATGAGCGGATATGTTCATCTTATGATTCCGATGGAGTACGACCCTGGCCGTCATTGCGTGACGCCGATATGGGAAGACCCGCGTAGTGAGGAAGGGGAATTGGCTTGGCCGGAACGCTTTCCGCCCGAAGTCGTTCTCGGCATCAAAACGACCCTTGGCCCGTATGCGTACGCCGGGCAATATCAGCAAGCTCCGGCACCGCGTGGCGGCGGTATTTTCAAGAGGGAATGGTGGCAGCTCTGGGACGATCCACACGACCGCTATCCGCCCTTGGAGTATGTTCTCGTTAGCGCGGACACGGCTTATACCGCGAAAGAAAGCAACGACCCGTCAGCATGCACGGTTTGGGGCTTGTTTCGTGAGAACAGTGCACCCCGGCTGATTCTTCTCTACGCCTGGAGAAAACATCTGGAGATGCACGGTAAGTACGAGCCGCGTTATCCCGGTGAGACGACGGGGGAGTATGTCAATCGTACCCGTCCCCACTGGGGCCTTGTCGAATGGCTGGCACATACCGCCCAACGCTATAAGGCGGATACGCTGCTGATCGAAGGCAAGGCGACGGGCGTTACGGCCATGCAGGAGTTGAAGCGGCTGTACGCCCAAGAACCATGGGCCGTGAACCTATCGAACCCAAAAGGCGACAAAGTCGCCAGAGCGCACGCAGCGCAGCCCGTCTTCTCACAGCTTCTGGTCTATGCGCCGGATAAGGAATGGGCCGATATGGTCATTTCGGAAATGGGCACATTTCCGAAGGGCAGATATAAGGATTTGACGGACTCTGCAACGCAAGCTATAAAATTTTTTCGAGACAGTGGAATGCTGATACATCGAAACGAATTGTTGACCGACGAAGACAGACCAAGGCCCATGCGCTCGAAGCCGCAACCGCTTTATCCGGTATAGCCTAATATGGACGCCATTTGGAATCTTCATAACGTCCAGCACATGCCCATGGCTGAGCATGTCGATACGGCTGTCGAAGTCGCTCCTGAATCTATGCCACAACCCGATCTGTCTGTCAATGTCCAAGACGACGGAAGTGTCATTGTCGATCTGAATCCTGAGCCGCAAAAACAGTCTAACAATCACGAAGACAATCTGGCCATGATTCTTGGCCATGGCGAATTGTCCTCGATTGCTGAAACCCTGCTGGAAGGCATCGACACCGACCTTCAATCGCGTGAAGAGTGGCTGGCGATCCGGGCCAAGGGTATGGATCTGCTGGCCTTGAAGCTTGAAGATCCGAAAGGCGACGTTGGACAAACAAGCGCCCCTGTCGAGGGTATGTCAACGGTTCGTCATCCGCTTTTGCTGGAAGCCGTATTGACTGCGTGGAGTAATGCCAGAGGCGAGTTGCTTCCCGCCAATGGCCCTGTGAAGGTGGTGGATAATGGCAAGCGCTCGAATCAGCGGGATATTCTCGCCGATCAATTGGAGCGCGATCTCAATTTCTATCTGACCAAGAAAGCTAAGGAATATTATCCAGATACTGATCGCCTTTTGCTGATGACGGTCTTCGGTGGATCAGGGTTCAAGAAAGTCTATATGGACCCGATGCGCCGGAGACCGGTCAGCGAAAGCGTCGATGCTTCGGATTTGATTGTTAATAATGCCGCAACGGATCTGAGAAACGCGGGCCGCATCACGCACAAGATCACGATGCGGCCTTCTGTCTTGAAGCGCATGAAGATTCTTGGTGTCTACCGGGATACCGAGCCGACTACGCCGACGCCTACGCCAGATGTTGTCGAACGCAAAGAAGCCTCTATTGAAGGCATTCGGTTGGATCGTACCCTTCCGGATGAGCAAGACTATACCATCTACGAGTGCTACTGCGAGCTTGATCTCGATCAATTTGCTCCTAAGCAGTTCAAAGGCAAAGGTCTTCCCCTTCCTTACCGCGTGACCATCGACCGCGATAGTCGGCAGGTTCTGGAAATTCGTCGCAATTGGCGAGAGGACGACGAAGACTGTGACGCCCGCACGACATTTGTTCATTATCCGTATATTCGCGGCTTCGGTCTTTATGGCTGGGGTCTTCTGCATCTTCTCGGCAATTCGACATCTGCCCTGACCGCAGCATGGCGCGAGGCCTTGGACGCTGGCATGTTTGCCAACTTCCCGGGCTTCCTGATCGCCAAGCTGGCCGCGCGTCAGCAGACAAATGAAATGCGCGTTCCTGCGGGCGGTAGCGTCGTTGTCGATACACAGGGTCAGCCGATCCAGAACGCCGTGATGCCGCTGCCGTACAAGGATGTATCGGCTGGCTTGCTGGGCATGATGGATAAGGTTGCCGCCGCTGCGCAGCGCGTCGGTGGTATTACCGAGGTCAAGATTGGCGAGGGCAAGCAAGAGACGCCGGTCGGAACGACGCTGGCATTGATTGAGCAGGCCACGAAAGTCGAGTCGGCCATTCACAAGAATATGCACCAAGCTCAGAGCGAAGAGTTTGAACTCATAGTGGATTTGTTCCGGGACAATCCGGAAAGTTTCTGGCGCGGCAACCGCCGCCCGGCCACGCAGTGGGACAAAGATAAATTCGAGCAGGCGCTGAATCTGTACGGTATCAATCCCGTCGCCGACCCGAATACGCCGAGCCATTTGCATCGTATTATGAAGGCTACGGCGCTGAAACAACTTCAGGCGGCGAGCCCGGCGCTCTACGACGCGCGCGCCGTCGATGAGCAGGTGCTGCGGATGATCGGGTTTGACGACGCCGAAAGCCTCTTTGCGCCGCCGCAGCCGCCGGTAGCCGCGCCGCCCGATCCGAAAATGGCAAATGTACAGTTCCAGGCCACGGCCAAGGCCGCTGAGTTGCAGCAACGCGCTCAGATTAAAATGGCCGAGCTGGAAGACAAGGACAAGGAACGGAAACTCAAGGCCGAGCTGGCCATGGTCGATCTCGCCCGGACACTCGCTGTGCACCCGGAAGCGGAAAAAATGGCCGAAAGGACTCTGGCCAAAAGCTCAGGACAACTCCAATGACGCATCCTTACAAGACCGCCGCCAAGTCGGCGCATGATTCCAAGCTCTCGCGTATGTGCTACGGCGGCAGCAAGACGGCCAAGCGCGCCACGGGCGGCATGGTCGAAGGCACGTCCGCCAGCACGCCTAAGCCGATGGCCAAGGGCGGTCTGAAAGCCCATGGTCACGCCGCCAAGGCCCGTCTGGATAAGCCCAGCCGCGCCAAGGGTGGAAAGGTCTCGAAAATGGAGTGGGAGCACTCCAAGAAGGATTTGGCCGAGGACAAGAAGCTCGCCAAGAAGCACGGCATGTCGCTGGAGTCTTGGGAGAAGTCCAAGCTCGACGCCAAGCACGACGCGCAGCAGTCCATGAAGGGCCTCAAGCATGGCGGTACGCCGCACCGCGCCTCCGGCGGTCGCGTGAAGAAGAAGCCGTCAACGCAGATCAATATCGTCATGGGCTCAAAGGCCCCGATGCCCGAGACGGTTCCCATGACCGGCGCTGGCACCGTGGCCCCTGTTCGTCCGCCCATGGCCCTTGGGCCTACCGCTGGTGGGCCTCCCCCGCTCCCCGCTGGCGCTGGTGCCGCTCCGCTTCCGCCGCCTGGTGCGATGCCCATGCGGGCTCGAGGCGGTAAAGTACAAGATGAGAAGAAGGCCAAGCTCACACCCGCCAAGATCGAAGGCATGCGCGCAGGAACGCAGGTCACGCACAG